ATTAACTAAAAAACCATAGTTAGGATTATCTTTATTTGGATTAATGCGACCATAGAAAGCGATCATCTTGATTTCTAATTCACATGCTTCTTTCCAACTCATATCAGTTTTAAGAATTGTAACATCAAATCCGTGTTTATTTACAATATGTCTCCAATATCTATTACGACTTCTTTTACTATAAGGTCGTTTTTTATCACCAATTCCAACATAAAAAATTCCACCATCACTTTTACGAGTGTGAATATATAAACAAGTGTCTTTGATTTCCATAAAACAAATATACAAAAAAAATATTTAATTAAGAAATCGTATTAAACAAAAAATAAACAAATATAATTAAATGTGATTATGAACAAAAAAACAAGCATTATAGCAAAAATCAGAGAACTTTTTGAAAAAGAAGAATTCTCAACTGATTATACCGCTGCTACGGGTGAAATCATTCGTTGTATGGGTGATGGATTAAGAGTTGGTGAAAAGGTTGTTAATATAGCAGCTGAAAAAGAAGCCCCACTTCCTGATGGTGATTACCTTTTAAATAACGGAAAAACTATTTCTGTGGCTGCTGGTGAAATCAAAGAAATAAACGAATATAGAGCCGAAGAAAATATGGGCTCTGCAAAACCTGAACTTATGGCAGATTATACCACTAAAGAACAAAAAGACACTGGTGCAATCGTTGAAAAACCAGGTGGAGAAAAAGACAAGATGGAAGATTACAAAAATGAAATCAAATCCAAACTTGCTGACGGAACTGAAGTTAAAATCCTTTCTAAAGGTGATGCTTTATCTGTAGGTGATGAGGTTATGGTTAAAACTGGCGAAGGGACATTTGTTAAAGCTCCAGCAGGAAAACACGAATTAGAAGGTGGATTGGTAATCTATACTGATGGAAGTGGATTTATCAACGAACTTGAAACCAAACAAACTGATGAAATAGCAGACGGAGAAGAAATGAAAAAAATGTTTGAGGCTGTTTCTCAATTAACTTCTTTAATTACGGATTTGAAATCAGAAATGGCTGAAATCAAAAAAGAGAATACTGACTTGAATGAGAAATTCTCAAAATTTGCTGCTGAACCATCAGCGGAATCAGTTACAAAGAAAAGTTCGCACTTTTCAAAAACAACAGAGAAACAAAATAAATTAAAGTTTTTCGGACAAAAATAAAAATAAACTAAATAAAACTAATTAAAAATGAGTTTAAACGTTGCAGGACTTACGGCTTATGTAGATCAAACCCGTATGGAATTAATTAAAAAAATGATTTTAGGTGGTAGATCAGTTAGATTCTTAACTGTTCAGCCAGATGTAAAATCAGCGGCTTCTATAAATCTATTATCTTCTAACTTGATTGCTCAAGCAGGTGGATGTGGATTTACAAACACAGGAACAACTATCCTTACACAACAAACATTGAATGTTTGTCCGTTAAAAGTGAATGAATCTATTTGTTTAGATACTTTAGAGCAATACTATACACAATCAATGATGAATCCAGGTTCATATAACACAGAGATTCCATTTGAACAAATCTACGCTGAAGAGAAAGTTTCACAAATTTCAGCTTTAATTGATGATTTGATTTGGAAAGGTAATACTGTAACAGGAACTGGAAACTTAAATTTATGTAATGGTTTCATTAGATTGGCTGATGTTACTTATTCAGGTTCAGTTATTGATGGAAATGTTATTAACGCAACGGCTATTACAGCAGCAAACATAATCCAATTAGTTGATGACGCTGTGAATGTAATTCCTGCTAATATCATCGATATGGATGACCTTTACTTGTATTGTGGATATGACTTCTACAGAACTTACGCAACAGCCTTGAGAAATAGCAACCTCTTTGCATATACCGGAGCTGAAGATCAAGGTGAGCAATTCTCACAGATGGTTCCAGGAACTAATGTAAGATTGATCGCAGTTAGAGGATTGAACGGAACTAACAAGTTCTTTATCTCTTCTAAATCAAATCTTTATTTTGGGGTAGATTTATTGAATGACTATGAGAACTTTGAATTGTGGTATTCACTTGACAACCAAGAAGTTAGAATGGCTTCAAAATGGAAACAAGGTGTAAATGCGGCGTTCTGGGATTATGTTGTATATTTCAAACTATAATCTAAAGGATTAAAAAAACTTAAGGGGTGAAAGTCCCCTTTTTAAAAATAAACTAAAAACAAAAACAAAATATTATGGCATTTACTTGTAACTTAAATGATGGCTATGTATTGGGTTGTTCTTCTATTGGTGGTGTTGAAAAAGTTTGGATCGGTGAGTGGGTTGATAATGTTGTAGTAGCACAAGATTCTTGTGGTATTATCACAGGTATTACCACAACTGGTTTAACTGTATATTCTTTCGAACAGGATATTGAACACGCTGGATTAGTTCAAACTGGAAATTATTCGCGCGAGGCGGGGACTGTATATTATGAATCAACATTATCAATTAAATTAATTGGTCTTGATTGTCAAGTTAGGAACAGAATGGTGGAACTTGGAAGAGCTCCCCTATTCGCAGTTGTTAAATCTAACGCTGGTGACTACTACTATTTAGGATTAGAATCATCAGGTAGAGCATCTGCTGGTGAAGCAAATTTAGGAGTTTTACTTGGTGATATGAACGGATTATCTCAATCAATCTCTTGGAAATCTGCTAATGGAGCATTCTTAATTAACGGAGCTTTAGTTGGAACTACTATTACTATATTGTAATAAATTAGTATGAATATTTAGATGAATATTAAACCCCTCTGATGGATTTCAGGGGGGTTTTTATTTTATCCCAATTGATTTTAATTCTTCAATAACCTCATCAATTGTGTGATAGTAAAAATCATTCAACAAATAGATATTACCCTTCTTACCTTCCATCTGTCTAAAAGTTATTTCATATTGTAACTTCTCATTACTATAAGGCATTTCCAAATTACAATCCTTCATAGTAAAAAGGTAATTACCATTACCATCATTATATATATACCATCTGGTAAATAGGTCATTAAAATATTCATCGTAAGTCATAAAACAAATATACTGAAAAAATATTTAATTAAAAACTATGATTAGTATTCCAAATTATACAAATTCATTAACCCCATTTACCTTAAAGGAAAAAACTACATTTCCATTAAGTGCTACGACATATATATTACAATTGAATGGTAAAGAATTACACGATGAGACCTTGTTATTTCTTACTGGAGACACTACTTTGAATGTGGATAGGTATAACTATTTCCCAATCAATTTAACTCCTTATAATTTGGTTGTAGGTCAATATGATTATACAGTATGGCAGAATACAGGAAATACACTTTCCACTTCAGCTTTAACAATAAACGATGTGGTTGAAACGGGATTAGCAACAATCTATGGAACAGCTCAATCACCTAACCCTGTTTATACAGCAACAGGTCAAACACAATATGTATTCCAATAATTATGAATGTAGAAAAGAACATAGAAGAACCAAACAACAAAAAAGCATTACCTGTTAAAATATTCCAATTTTCAGAAGCTTATGTCCCACCTATTTATAACTTTGTTAAAAAAGGTGAGTATCACTTTCTTTCATTTGGTCAAGATAATCTATATCCAATATTTCTTTTGGGGTTATATACCAATTTTGGATCACCATTGAATAAAGCAATTATTAACAAGAAAGTTAAAATGAGCACAGGATTTGGATTTAAACAAATATTAGATCCAAGATTAAAAGAATGGACTCGTAAGAATAACCTTGAAAGATTGTTCTTATATATCTCTAAAGATTTTGAAATCTATAATGGGTTTTGTATGGAGGTCATTTGGAATAATGGGGGAACTTCATTTGATTTAAATTACATTCCACTTCATACAATTAGAATTGGTCTTAAAGAAGAGGAAGATGAACCTGATTATTTTTGGTATTCAAAAGATTGGGCTAATATCAAAAAAGAAGAAAATACCCCTGAATATATCAAAAAGTTTGATCCTAACGATAGAACAGGTCGTCAGTTATTATATTACATTGAACCTAACCCTTCGATGACCCATATGTATCCAATTGCTAATTATTCAACAGCAATTAACTACATTGACTTGGATTATCAAATTGGTAAGTTTCATATCAATCAAGTTCGCCAGGGATTCGCTCCTTCATTTATTTTAAACTTTTCTACTGGTGTTCCAACACAGGATGAGCAGAACCTATTCTTTAGAGAGTTTCAAAGAAACTATAAAGGTAGTGATGGCGCTGGAAAAATTATAATTACTTATGCTGAAGGAAAGGATCAAGCCCCTGAACTTATCCCAATCAATCTTAATAACTCTGATGAAAGATTTATTATGTTACAGGATATGGTTGAAAAAAACATTACACAATCTCACGAAATGCCACTTCAGATCGTATCATTCCAACCAGGTAAATTGGGTTCATCAGACGAGAGAAAAGAGCTTATGGCTGAATTTCAAACCTACTACATAGCGATCCGTCAAAACCAATTGGAAGAAAGTATTAATGGTATTTTAGAAACGATCGGTTTTAGTGAAAAAATTGTATTAAAAAATTATATATCAGCAGATGAATCTGGTGTATTAAGTGAAAATCCTGAAGAACCTATTCAACAAGTAGATTCACAGGTAGAAAATAAAACATTAGAAAACCAATAAGATGTCATATACACCTGTAGTTTATTTTATATCAACAGAATATTTGAGAACCAATACTCCAATTGAGGATAATGTTGATGATACAAAACTAACCCCTTATATAGTTCAAGCACAAGATACATACCTACAAGAAGGGATTGGAGAAACTTTCTATGATAGATTGAAGGATGGAGTTGCTAATAACAATTTAAATCAGGACGAGACAAATTTTATGAGAAATTTTGTCCAACCTCAAATCGCTCAATATGCTTTCTATTTAGCGATGCCATTTATAGCATTTAAAGCAACCAATAAATCTGTATCAAAAGAATCAAGTGAGTATTCAGCACCTGCTGAACTATCTGAATTGAAGTTCTTAAGAAATAATGTATTGGATATAGCTGAATTCTATAAGAGAAGAATGATTAAATATTTGTTGGATCACCCATCTATGTTCCCACAATATAACAATCCTGATTCTCGTGATAATATGCCAAAATCTATTCAATCTTATTTTGGTGGATTATATGTCCCCTATGGATATAATAGAGGATTAGCCCCTAATTATCTTGAACCTTATGGAACTATCTCCCCTTGTGTTGGGTGTGGTGGTTACATTGGAGGTTATAACGGAACAAACCCTTATTAATTATGTGTGATATTAACTATACGTTTAAA